GTGGATTAGGATTATTATTTATACCTTTTCTCTCCGCAACCTGAGACTTTGTTAACTCATCAAGAGTTATGTTAGCCGTAAGTTTCATAATTTATCGTTATCTTTTAACCCTACATAAATTACAACGCAAAGCAAGATAAAAGCTATGATAGTATTTACTGGTATAAAGGGTTCCATTATGGCAGTATTTTAACGATTTTCTTTCGATCCATGTATATCTCTGTTTGAGCATTCACTTTCTTACAAGTAAATACAACTCGCTCTGGGTTGACCTCGTTCTGCGCGATACGCTTGGATTTTAAACAATCGCTGAGGCTCGGTTTGTATACATGCTCTATCATATTTCCGTTTAAAGTTAGTATAAGTGCGAATACAGTTTCTATCATCTTACTACCTTTCCTCTGTTTGGTCCGTATTTAATTCTGTACTTATGTGTACCCGTGCCATTTATGTTTACTTCTTGTTTAAGTTCTTTAATAAACCTCATTTGTTTTGCCTTCTTCTCCATGTCTTCCATGTACTTTAATACTTTTCTAGTGTTTCGATCCATTGCCATTCCTAATAATTTTTTCTACATCTTCAGTTAACTTCTCAGTTCTTTTCTTTAAAAATTCTATATTAACTGCATTGTTTCTCATACTTAAAAGCTCTGCTTCTCCAGCTGATTGACCTAACTCACCTCTTGGATATTTAATTCTAAACTCTGAGTTTTGATCTAAGTCTTTTTGCATTAACTCTATCTTTGTAGAGTGTTGATTTAATTTTTCGTGAATGCCAAAATAAGCCCATGTTCCAATCGCAATTATTGCGATCAAACTGGCAACCGTTTTCATCGGCATTTGCACAGCTGCGGATTCAGAAATTTTTAGGGCCATAAACTACCTGTTGAATCTTGACACGATCCAGTTCCAGACAGCTTTTACTTTGTCCCAAGCTTTGCAGCAAATGTTTTTACATTTTTCAATCATGTTTTTTCTCCTCAATTTCGTAGAAGAACTTATCAGTATCCTCAGTCTTCCACTTACTTGTGTTTTCCACATTCCACTCAGATGTTTGCACTTTCCAATCTGGAATATTTTCTTTCACTGTAAATGAAGGTATATCCCAAATGCATCTATTGTTTGGTTGTGCTGCATAGTTCCCATCATCGAGAGCTATGATGTGAGCACATTTGTGCTCGTGCGGTATCTCTGAGTGATCCGTATCCAGAATATTAGGCTCTGGATGAGCAAAGTCAACAGTAAATAAATACTTGCCAGGGTGCCATTTTTTGTCCTTTCCTATGTATTTACCAGCTTGTGCTTCTAAGATATCCCAAGAATGCACAGAAGGATAATAACTGAAACAATTCCAAAGCTGAAGCTCGTCCAGTCTACGCCTAGGTACATCGGTAGGTTTAAAACCACGTTGTATAAACGCTGTAATAGGGAGGCGGTAAAAGATTGCACCATTTTCCATAATAGCATGAAAAAGAAGAGACTTGCCCGTAATGGAACTAATACCAAAGATAATACAATCTTCAACTTCACCATGATGACTCTTAAGATCATAAAGATATTCTCTCCTGATTTGTGCGTACTCTACTGGTATGTTTGCGTTTAAATATGCCATAGTTATCCATTAATATCGCCCCAAGTGTCCCCTGATTCATAATCAACTTTATTGGGAACAGTGAGACTAACAGCATTCTCCATAATTTCAATTATCTTTTTTGCCTCTTCATCAGACTTTACAGATATATCGAGTTCATCATGAATTTGTATGTGAGGTATAATACCTTCTCTATATAAATCTAACATTGCTTTCTTTGTCATGTCAGCAGCAGAGCCTTGTATTAATTTATTTAATGCTTTGTATGTAAAAGCTCTTCGTATATTTTTTCTACCATAAGTTCTTTCTGCTTCTTCAAGTTCCATGGGTTTATGCATACCAAATTTATTTGGTTCCCATTTATTAAATCTACATCTACGTCCTAGTAGAGTTCCAATAGAACCAGTTTGGGCACGTCTTGATGTAAAATTCATAAGATCCCTAACGAAAGGCACGCTCTCATGATATTGATTAAACAAATCTTCGGCCTCTTGTTTTGTATTTAATCCTAATTCTGCTTGTAGTTTGGCTTTACCCATACCGTAGAAAAGACCCAAATTGATCGTCTTTGCTTGTGTTCTAGATATGTTTGCCATATCTGCAACTGTTTGATGGAAGTCTACTGCGTTGTCTTTAAATTTTTCTACAATATCTTTTACAGATTGATCGTAAGATATAGGCTCTGTGGTGGCTGCAAAATGCACAACAAGTCTTGGCTCTTGTTGACTATAATCAAAACAACCCCATTTATGTTTGTCTTCTGGAATAAACAAAGATCTAATCATTGGACCTAAATCTTTATTTCTTGCAGGTATTTGTTGCAGGTTAGGGTTTGAATAACTAAACCTACCTGTAACTGTTCCACCTTGATCAGATCGTATAGGGTTTATATCTGCATGTATTCTGCCTCTATGATTGTGTTTTAATATGGTATCTATGAAAGTTGTGTGTGCCTTGTTTATCTCTCTAGCCTTTGCTATACTTTTGACTACAGGATTATTATGTGTGGAAAGGAAATTTTTTGTAAATGAAGGTGACCCAGTTTTCTCGGTGGTGGCGTAGGATAAGGAAAGTTTATCAAATACTTTGGCTATCGATCTTGCTGCCCATATTTGAACATCTATTCCTGTTTCTTTTTTTACTTCTAATAGGAGTTGCTCTTCCTTTTGTGATAACTGCTTCTTCAATTTATGAGCACGTTCTACGTCGACACGAACCCCTTTAAATTTCATATCAATTAAACATGGAAACAACTGTGTTTCTAAATCAAATATCTCTACTAAATTATTCTTTTGTATCTCTCTTGATAATGTTTTAAATAATTCTAATGTAAGTTCTGCATCTTGTTCTGCATAACTACCAACATACATTGCAGGTAATTTATATAATTCAGATTTAGGATCTATACCCCAAGAGTCTGCAGCTTCTTTCAAAGCTTTTTCATCTTTTACTTCTCGTAGATAATCAAATGAAATACTATTAAGTGTATACCACAGTCTATTTTCATCAATCAAAGATGCCATCAACATGGTGTCCATGATATGTCCGTTGATAGGTATACCGTATGATTTTATCCAACACACATCATACATTGCGTTGTGAAATATTTTGATAGAGTCCGTTGCACAAACTTTTTTAAACCATTCTAAAACTAATCTTCTATCTAGATTACCACCACCTTCGTGTGCAATAGGATAATATCCTCGCCAACCTTCTACAGCTACAGCTATACCAACGATCTCTCCTCTACCTTGTATGGCACCAGATCCTCTGGCTTTTAAATCTAAGTCTTTTGTTTCTAAGTCGATTGCAATATATCTTGCACCTGATAAATCAGGAAACTCTTCTGGACAATCCCATTCAGTTTGAACTGTAAACATTATTTCTTTTTTGTATCTTTTAACTTTAGTATTTCTAATTCACAATAATGAATTATCTTTTGTAAATCTTCTACCTTATTTTTATGCAAATATCTACACACATATTTCACAACACAGCCCTGGAAAAACGAAAGGTTATTTTTAGAAATAAACTCATACGGCTGTATGTGAAAATTTTTATAATGTGAACCTCCTACCTGCCTGTTTTGTGGAAATGCATCTTTGAATATATCTGGATCTGTCATATTATTGGTGCTCCTATGTTATATTGATATTCATAACCTTGATTAGTTATAAATAATTTTTCTTTTGCTCGTGTTATACCTACAAAGAATGTACGATGTTCTGCATCAGCATCTCTTCTTGCTGACTCATAGATTATTCTTTCTATGTCTGTAAATAAAACAACGTTGTCTCGTTCTTCTCCTTTTACAGCATGTATTGTAGATAATTTTATTCTCGCAGGTTTCATTAAATCATCACCTGACTCTAATAATTTTTTGATATAAAGTTTACTGTCTTCTGGAAACTTTAATGTTTCCCAGCTCCCCGACGCTCGCAACCCGTGTTCAGCTTTTAATCCCTCTAAATTTATTGATGTAATATCTCCCAGTGTTTTACCACCAGCAAATCCTCTTTCTAAGTGTCCATCTTTTACTGTAAGAAAATCCCAAAGATCTTTTACATCTTCTTTGCTTACATAAGCACCCTCATTCAAACGTTTCCATACTCTGTATGCACTTAACATTTTGTTTGGTAATAGTTCTTGTGCTCTAGATTCAAATCTGTAATTCATTCTGTATAAATGTTCACGTAACCTTTCTAACATCTTATTTGTTCTAGTCAATACAAGCCACTTATCTTTAGAAAAATCTATGTCTTCAAACTGTACGTTGTGATGTACTTCACCTTCTTCATCTCTAGGTAACCATTCTTTTGCTAATCGTTTTCTCATGTGAGGAAAGATTGAGCTAGCCACTTTATGTATTGCTCTTGGAACCCTACGAGATTGTATCTGTGGGTCCATCTCACCTTTTAAATTAATAAATACGTTTGGATCGGCGCCCTGAAATACGTAAATAGTTTGATCGTCGTCCCCTGCAATGAAAGATCGAGCACACTTACTCTCTATGTAAAAAAACATTTTCCATTGCAAAGGACTTAGATCCTGGGCTTCATCGAGGAAAACAGAGTGTAGTGGTGGACACTTGTCTCCCTCGACAAACTTGGAAATCATATCAGCATACTCAATCATACCTGTATGTTCTTTGTATGTGTCTAAGTCTGCTTTGATTTGTTCGGTTAACCATATGTCTACGGTGTAGTGCATATCTAATTCAACAGCTGCTCTATCTAAAGGTATTTGTTTATTTCTAGCATACTCTATAATTTTCATATGTGGGTTCACATGTTCAACATATCCGTTTACATTGATACGGGATTCGAATGATAGATTAGAACAAGGACGTGAAAAGTTTTTAAAGCTTTTCCATTTGTCTCCTTTTAATAATTGTGTCTTTGTATTGATTCCACATTCTTGTGTGCCCATAGAGTGCATAGTGCTAATGTAAACTTTATCATTTTTTATTCTTTCTCTAGCTACGTCCACTGCTGCATTACTAAAAGCTATGTATGCTAT